CAATATTTTGTTATTAGCTGGTAAAGATGCGACAGGTGCTGATGGAAAACCAGCACCGAATATTGGATTAATATTAATGTATGATACATCTAGTGGTGCAATTAAAGCAAGTACTAGGGTGATGGGAACTTGCAGGAAGAGTGATCCCTGTGTAAGTATATTCCAGTTGCTTCCTTTCGCTAAAAAGAAGTGTAAATAATAAAAAGTGAATAAAAAATGGTAATATCAAGAGATTTTAAAGGCATTCCATATCCAATTACAAAAAATCCTAAAGGATTTTTTTATATTGAGAACAATGTTGATTTGATTAAAGCAGATTTGCTTATTTTGCTTTTAACAAATCCAAGAGAAAGAGTTATGTTACCAGAATATGGAACTCCATTAAGAAAATTGTTTTTTGATCCAAGCGACCCAGTTGTTGTAAGAAAAGCAAAGGATATGATTGCTTTGTCTTTACAAACTTGGGAGCCAAGAGTTGCTATTGAAAATATTTATATTCAAGCAAAATTAGATTCAAGCAGTGCAAACGAATTAGAAGAAGACAAAAACAATCAGCAAGTTCTTCTTATAAGAATCACATTCTTTGATAGAATGGAAATCACAAAAATAAACGAATTAAAGTTAGAAATACCATTAGGAGTGTAAAATATGATAAATAATTGTCCTTTTGACATAAAGCCGTATGCTGTATCGGAACTCCTTAAAAAACCAAATGTATTTAATTTAAATTATACTAATCAAGATTTTTGGAGCATGAAAACAAGATTAGTAGAATTTACTCAACAGAGATTTGGAAATGAATTCACAGATTTTGTCGAATCATCTTTAGCGGTTATGTTGCTTGAAAATTGGGCATTTGTCGCTGATACTCTTTCATTTAAAATGGATCAGATAGCAAATGAAATATTTATAGATACAGTTACTGAAATAGATAATGCTTTTAGATTGTGCAAATTAGTTGGTTACAATCCACTTCCTCCTATTGCTGCAAAAAGTTATTGGACAGCATCACTAACAAATGCAATAACCACTGATGTTTCAATTGTCACGCCACAAAAAGTTGTAGTAAATGGTGGCGGAGAATCTGTTACGATGGAATTGTTTGCAGCAGATTCAGAGGGTAATCCTCTTTTCAATGAAGACATAATAATACCAGCAAATTCTTTGGTAAATGCTAGTATAATTGGATTGCAAGGACAAACCAGAAAAGAAAATATTTCTGGAACTGGTTCTAGAAATCAAGTATTGCAATCAAGATATCAAGGTGTAATATTTGATTCTTCAAGTGTAGAAATAGATGGTTCTTTGTGGAATAAGGTTGATTTCTTTTCTGAGGGTAAGCCACTCAAGGAATATAGAATTGAATATGACTCAAACTATTCTGCATATTTTATTTTTGGAAATGGAGTTGCTGGTATGGTTCCTTCTTTGGGTTCTATTATCAATTTGAAATATAGAATTGGTGGAGGAACAATAGGTAATTTAGTATCTAATTCTGTTCAACAATCGATACTTGTTACAGTCCCTGGATTAGGCTATCAAGTTCCAATATTTTTTAACAATTACACAAAAGCACAATATGGATATGATGGAGATACCATTGAAGATATCCGTAGAAAGTTACCTTTTTATTTAAGAACTCAAGACAGGGCAGTAACTGGATTAGACTATAAGACTATTACAGATCAATTTGTAACTCCATATCAAGGGCAAATAGGAAAGTCTGTAGCTGTTTTAAGAAATCATGGTTGTGCTGCCAATATAATAGATCTTTATGTTCTTGCCAAAAAAAATGTAGATGGTTTAGAAATCGCAAGTGATCAATTGAAAACAGAATTATATAATTATCTAGAAACAAAGAAAATGATAACCGACTTTATTTGTATAAAAGATGGAGTTATATTAAATGTAGATGTTAATATATCTGTAACAATTGACAAATTTTATAAAAAGTTCGAAGACGAGATTAGAGTGAAAATATTAAATAGAATTTCATCATTCTTTAGTATTTATCGTTGGGAATACGGACAAGCCCTTAAAGACAATGATGTAACAAAAGAATTGTCTGATATTAAAGAACTTAAAAAAGTTGATGTAACATTTAATACGGATATTGCAGCAGAAGCATCTAATATAATAACTGTTAAATTCTTTGAAATCATAAGACCTGATATTATTGATTTAGGATTTGTATATGAGTAAGGTAAAAAATGAACATTAAAAAAATAGATCAAAATCCAACAATAGCAGATCAAATACTATTTGAGTTTACATGCCCAGATAGTAAAAATTGTCTTCTTCAAGATCCATACAAAGTAGATAAAGTTATAATATATTTTATTGAAAGAAGTTTTATAGATTCTACTTTCAATCAATATTTAGAAAATTTCTATGACAAGGGTAAATTTGCTGCCTATACTGTGGCAGAAAAATTAGCTTGTGAAAATCCAACTGAATTAAATATTTTTGCTGCCAAAAAAGCCAAAGCAGAACTCGATAGTTCTACTTTAGAGCAAAAATTTTACTACAAAGAAGCTGTTCCAGCACTTATTATAGGTAGTCCAGAATATCCAGCTTGGTTATCAACAGATCAAAATAATGCTCTTATAAAGCATGAAACAGAAGATCCCAATGGTAATACCATATATGGTAGTTTTACATATCTTTGGGATACGAATGGTTATAGAGAGGGAGATTATTTCGTATGTATCACTTGGACTCCAATGATTGCTGGGGATTCATTGTCAAGTCATCAAAAATTCTATGTTGCTGGTGATACATCAATAAATACTGTAATACCAAGTCATTTTACTAAACCAGAAAAGTATAAAACAATCCTTGAAAAGTATACTCCAGAAATTTTCAAAATGAGAATGAGTCCATCTGATGTTACTCCAGAAACTTTAGAAAAATTGAACCTTTCTGTTGCTGATGGATTTACTGTTTTGGAAAATTATGCGAATCAAATTATTGATCTATTTGATGCTAATGTTTTAACCGAATCATTTTTGCCATATTTGTCAAATTTGTTTTCATTAAAGTTAAAATCAAATGATCCATATCTTTGGAGAAGACAAATAAAGAGGGCAATACCATTATTTAAAAAAAATGGAACTATTGGTGGATTGAAAGAATCATTGGAACAATCTGGGATAAAGTTTATAAAATACACAAGATTATGGCAAGTCATATCAAATCATACTTGGCAAGAAGTATTTGATTATTCCGGTGATAGCAACACATGGTTTTTAGAAAAAATTGCTTTGCCTTTAGATTTAGATAATTTCGAATTATATTACAGGGCAGTAGATTCAGATGAATGGATTGAATTAACTTCTGATTATGTTGAATTTGGTTTTTCCGAAGGATTTTCTACTGTTACATGGATTGGAGAATCACTATCGATATCTCCAATTTCTTTAAAAGTTGGAGATGCAATAAGAGTTATATATAAATACAAAGAAATTATGTCTGGTGGTGAGCAGTCTATAGAAAATTATATTAGAAGCTTACAATTATCTGATTTGAGAGATGAAAGGCAACAAGAATATCCTTTGAAAAATTGGAATATAAGATTAATCGAAGAAGGAGATCCTTTGTTTGATGTTGTTCTTCCAACAAGAAATTTATTTCATGATGATGTTATATTTGGAAAGGTAAGAACTGAATTTCCTTATAGTGAAAATATTTACAACATGGATGAGTACAATGGTTCTATTAGAAATTCAAAAAATCCATGCGATATAGACAAAGATTTCTTAGATCCATGCTTTAGTAGTTTGAGTAGTAAATACAATATTGATTTGGAAATAGAATCATTAAGCGATGATAGAATAATAGAAGCGTCTGAAGTTTTGAAAGAAAGTCTTCCATTTCATGCTGTGTTAAATGTTATGAATGTTTATGGTGGATTCACAGAATTAATTGAATCTCCTCAAGAAAATATAGAAGCTCTTGTTAGTTATTCTGTATATGATTTTATCATTAGTGGACAGGCTCAAAGCTATTTTAATAGAGCCATGAAAAAAGGATTGACAGACGCAAAAGTTTTAAGAAATGAATTAGCAAGTTCTGTTGCTGTACATACTAGTTCTGGGGTCGCATATAACGACAAAATAGTTCTTTATTGCGGAGATGTTTTCTTTGACTCTTTAGGCATGAGCAATGATGGATCTACAATTTTAAATATTTTAACTGGCTCTTTGTCTGGTGAATATTTTGTTGAAAACCCATTTAAAAATTCAGTAGAATTAATTTCTGTAACTGAGCCAATATCTGAAACAAACACTTATTTTTCTTCAATGCTTTCTTTAAGCCCAAAAGTATTTTCTTTTAATCTTTCAAGTCCGATTATAGAATCTGTTGGGAATTGTAATATTTATCAAGATAATTTTTATGAATTTTCCGACAAAGGAAATAGTTTTAAATCATTTAAATCATTATGGGATGTGAATCAAGGATATACTACAGGATCTTGGAAAATACTAATACCTTTGTATTCTCCTACTGCATATGGCATCGTAAATATATTGCCAAATGGAAATATACAATTACAGGATAATGGAACTTTACCATCATCTAACGCTAGTGGTTTATCTTATACTGCATATGATAAAGATAATAATGTCATATTCGCAAGTAATTCTGGGGTTATATCTGTTATTTCAAGAGGTAGAACTAAGGTTTTGAATAGTGACTTACAAGATATCAGAAAAGTATTTAAAGTTGGTAATTATCAAAAAATATCATTAACTGAATATAAAATAATGGGATTTGTTCCAGAAACACTAGATCAATTTTATATAGAAAATTACACTGGTGGTGATTCAATTGGAGTTTTATTAGATGTGTATTTTAGATTGGTGAATAATCAAATAGGATATCTGAGTCACAAAGGATTGAAATTACAAGCTTCTAGTAACTTGGAATTGTCGTTAGAAATTGCAAATGGGTTTAATAATTTGGTTGCAGTTCCATTAGAAGACAATCATTTTAAAGAAAATTATTTAATTGATATAAATGATAAATTGTATTTTATGGCAGAAATTAATGGAAATTTGATAACATTAAATGGTCCAGATACTTATTGGGAAACTATTTCTGGTGGTGGAACTTCAGTATCTTTTACAATATATAGATATTTAAAGACAGAGGACATAACTATTCCAACACAGCAATTTGATCTTCCACAGGCTACATTTAAAACTTTAGATCGTAGAGGTTCAGAAGTAACCTACACAGAAGAAGAAGTGGTTACTCCTTTAAATTATATGTCTACAAAAAAACCTGATAATTTTGTAGAATATTTAAATCAAGATGAAAGCATTGAATTTACAATAGAATATAAAGATGGCAAAGAAGAAAAAGGAAAATTATGAACAATATACATGAACCAGTGAAAGTTATTGGTACAGTCCAACGAATCATTGAGTATAAAGATGGAACTAAAGAAGTATTTGAATATAAAAATACAGTTCTTCGCAATGGTCGTGAGGCATTGGCAAGAAGTCTAGCAAACGATGTTTCAGATATTTACGAATACTATATCAACCGAATGTTGTTTGGTGATGGTGGAACATCTGGCGGATCTTTGAAAACGGTTGAAACTCAAAGAAATGGATTGTTTGGCATTACAAGAGCAAGCAAGCCAGTTATTAGTACTGTTGATCCTAACATTCAAACACAGGTCGTATTCACATCAGTTCTTACATTTGATGACGCTAATGGTTTTGCGTTAAACGAAATGGCACTTCAAATGGCAAATGGTAATCTTTATAGTATGGTTACATTTGCAGATCTCAACAAAACTTCGAATATACAAGTCACATTCAACTGGCGTTTATCATTCGTCTAAAACATGGATATAAGATTTAAAAATGGAAAAAAAATTACGAATTTTAAAAATTAAAGACACAGAAAAAAACAAAGATGTTAATTTTTTAGTTCTAAACAACGAAGTATTTGATTGGGGTTTAGATCAAGAGTCTTTAAATAGAGCCAAAAAATTAATTGAACAAAAGCCAGACATGAAAGAATCTGTAATCATGTCTATTTTAAATCATTTCTCAGAATGTTTTTCAGATTTTTTAGGAAGAAAAACTAATTTAGAAGAAATTATAAATTCAATAGAAAAAGGAATCATACAATGAGTTCTAATTTTTTATATCATGAAAATGATACTAGATTTTACATCAATGATTCTAAAATGAAAAATGCTGGAAAAGGTCTTTTTGCAAAAGAAAAAGTTTTTAAAGGTGATAAATTAATGATATCTGGGGCTTTAGTTGAAAAAAAAAGCTCCTCTGACATATGCACAACATATGCTAATTGTTATAAATTTGCAGCCAGCATTAGCAATCTTAGGGATGGAAAAATTGATTGTGGTCAATTTTTTATAATTCCTCTAGGATATGCAGCTTTGGTCAATCATAGTGAAGAAAATTATAATAATGTCGAAATAATATATCTTGCCAATAACGAAGCTGCATATGTATTTTTAAAAGATGTAGAAAAAGATGAAGAGATATTGGGAAATTATGGAGAAACTTGGAATGCTATGATCGAATGGTCCAATGATCAGCTTAAAAGTGAAAAAGTAAAAAAGTTAATTTGGGAAAGATTTTTAGATTTGAATTTATATGAATTAGGAGAGTTGCGATGAATCATTGGCTTGAAGAAGATAAGAAAAGTAAAATAAAACATAAAAAAGAGTACAAAAAAAATATCAAAGCTTGGAGATATCAAGTTATCTTGTGGAAATCTTTAAAAAATTTGTCTGCCAAAAAGCCTATATAATTTTATGCCAGATTTATCAAAACTACCTGTTCCACAATATAGTCCATTACAACCATATCATTGGGAATTTGACAATGTGCCTATCAACAACTTGGCACTAAGAGATGAACTAATAAATGGTGAGTTAGAAAAAAATTCAAGAATATTACGCTTAGGTGCTGGAACACAGGGTAATATGGCTAATAGGATGGATCAGTCAATTGATGCTGATGGTAATCTTAAAGGCACATCTATAGACGAAGCATTGCATTCAATTGCCCAACATACTGATGCATCTAAAGAAGTTGACAATACCGAATTAGATTACATCAATAATACACTAGGGTTTGAAAGTGTTGTGAATCCAGTATCTTTTGTGAGAATGCTTGATGCAGAAAGATCAAAGCTTTCTTTGGTTGCATCTAATGCGACTGACATTAGGTTTCAAGTTCAGACTCCAAGTGTAATTGTAGCTATAAATGAAGGAATTATTTCGCTCGAACAATCCAATTCTATAGCTTGGGATTTAACCCCTCCAATTAGCCCAGCAGCACCATATATTTTAAAACCAGTTTTGAATATATCTACAGATTTTGCTCATAATCATTATTATGATTTAGAGCCTATAACTATTGATTATCAAAATTATTTAGTAACATCAGTAAATACTCCTTATATTGAAGGAAGTTTAAGGGTTTATATTAATGGAATTAGAATCAATAGCGAATATGATATTTATGCTCCAAGTTATTTGCCAAGTTCAAGCTGGCAATTAAATCGTTTTACGCCTAATCATTTAAATGGCACTTTTTCTCTTGCAAATTCTCTAATTTCAAGCGATATTGTTAGAATAGATTTTAATATATCACTGATTTAGAGATTCAAATGTACAATTATAAAAATTTAAATTATGGTTATGTAATAATAGCCCCAGAAAATGACCCTAAATTGGTCAAAATAACTGTTTCTTCTATAAAAGCGAAGGAATCAGATGCTTCGATAATTTGCATCACAAGACATGATATTGATTCGGATTCTGAGAAAGAAATAAGAAGCATTTGTGCGTGTTTCAAAGGACAAAACACATATACATCATTATTGACAAAAGGTATGGAAAATTGTCCTTCTGAGTGGAATCTTTATGTTCTATCTGGTACTTTTTTTGAAAATAAAATTCAAAAAAAATATTCACATTTTGTAGAAAGCGATAAAGATATACTTTTCCCTGTAGTTAATAGAAAGATTAATTTTGTTGAAGGTACACTCAATGGAATTCTTATGCACAGGAACGCATTTAAAAATATTGGTTGTTTTTTAGAATCAAATTCTCTTGAGAAATCAAAGACGATTTGGTCTCATAATGCTGTTTGTTCTGGATATAGATTTAAGGCTATTGTAGGAACAAAATTTTAAATTCTGCCCCTAATAAAATCCCAACGAATATCATCTAAATGTTTTTCTTCAGAATTTATTTCTTTTAAGTAATAAAAAAGACTTTCCCAAGATCCAAACATATATTCTAATGGTATAAATCCAAAGTACCATATAGGTAAAAACTTAACTCCTTCTGGACATATCAAAAGTGTTGGCTTGTTAAATTCAAAGTTTTTTATGATTTCATGGTGTGTTCCTATAGTTGGAACTTTATATGGCAAATATGCTATTAAAGCATCACATTTTTGAACCATATTCATGTCTTTCATAAAGAATGACTTAGCTATTTTGGCTATTTTTTCATAATCTCCTATGTTTTTTGCTTTATCAATTTCATCTTTCCATTGTTGTTTTGGATCTAAATAAGGATCAAATACATTAATTTCAAATTCTTTTTTTAATACTGATTTTGGCTTTTCTCTCCAATCTCCTTGATTAAATTCAATTGGTCCACTCAAATAAAAATGCTTATTATTTAAAATCACACTAGCCCCCTATGATAAAAATTAGATTATAATTCAAAATAAAATAAAAGCAATGCTTACAATTTACTCTTTTAAATAGAGGTGAAAAATGGAAAATTTATTGTCCGAAATGCAAAGCATATTAAGTAACGAAATAGCTGAAAGACATAGCTATTTTCAGATGAAATACTTTATTGTAAACAAAGAGCCGACTACACAGGCGAAAATGTGGCAATGTTTACGAGAAATTAAAGCAAGATATGAGTCTCTAGAAGCCATAGATATGGAAATAGAAGATAGTAAAGATAATTTAGAATTGATCGATTTAGACATAAATAAGTTAAATCGTATATTTGAAAAAAAATCTAAAGATTTTAATGTTGAAAAATTGCGTAGATTTGAAATACATTTGAAAAAAATAAATAGAAAAAGGTTTATTGCAGATAAAAATTTGCAGATATTACAAAAAAAGAAAAAATACATAAAAGAAGAGGCTGAATTTTTTGTAGTTTTATTTAAAGGATTAGAACAAGTTGAGCCACTAAAAAATTATGATGATATAAATGTTCAAAAAGAATATTGGGGAGAAAAACTACTACAGAAAATAAATTTGAAAATGCTTATGCAATCACATGTTGATACCGAATTAATCGAAACCGTTCTTTCTCTTCCTGATGATGTGCCTATTAAAATGCAAACAATCAAAAATTTAGACAATAGGCATCAACAAATGCTAGAAATGAAAAATCAAACAGAAAAAGAAATACAAAAAAAACAGGGGAAAAATGGCAACTAGAATATCAACACTCGATAATGGATATGCAATAGGAAATCTATCTGTTTTTCCATTAGGTATTGATAATAGAGAAACTCTTTATGAGGTTAAGAATAATGCCGAAACAAATCTTAAACAGTCATTATCTTATAATGGAAAATACATTATTGTCGAAAATAACGATCTTTTTCCAAGTCAAGGATGCATAAGAATAAATCTACCTAATGATAAATTAGGTAATTACGAAATAATTTATTATGCACAAAAAAATAAAGGTATTTTTAAAGATCTAGTTCGTGGTTTTGCAGGATCTAGACAAACTGTATGGCCTATAAATTCACATGTTGGAAACGCAGTAATTTCTGAGCATCATAACGCATTACGAGATTCCATATTCAATATAGAAACAGATCTTGGAACAGATGTCAGTCCTACAGAAATTTCATTGAATGGTATTCTTAAAAAACAAGAAAATATATTTTTATCTCCGAAAGCAATATTTCGTGCGCATAAAATTATAGGAACTCCACCATTAGCAATAAAATTTCAAAACTTTAGCACAGGGCCATTAATTAGACATCTTTGGGATTTTGGAGATGGCACTACATCTATAGAAAAAAATCCAACTCATATATATCAAAGTGAAGGAATTTATTCTGTTCAATTAAATGTTGTTTCTAGCCTTGGAGGACAAGCAGTTGCGACTAAAAGGAACTACATAACTGTAAGTAAACAAGAAATAACAACATTCTTTTATATAACGCCAATACAAGGAATATCTTTGCAAACAGCCACAGAACAATCAATACAACCAACTGAATTCACACTTGTTGATCAAACAGATGGTGATATCACACAAAGATATTGGATATTTTCTGGTAGTGGTAATGTTAGTGGAATTCCTGTTGTAAATCAAAGTTATCAACAATTAAATCCCAATAAACATTCAGTTAAGTTCATATATGATAAGCCAGGAACTTATACCCCATCACTGTTAACTATTTTGGAAAACTCTGCCAGCAAAAGAGCATTCTTATCTGAAAGTATTATGGTGCAATAATGACTATTCCAATAACATCTAATTATCCTACCAGCATAGATGGCGATAATACATTATTTCTAGTTCATGATGGACTCAGAGTTAAACTTGGAAGAGATTATAATGTTGGGGATAAAACTATAACTATATATGGTGATACAGAAATCATAAATAGATTTCCACCAACTGGTATTATTACATTAACAGAGCAATGCAGTGACGCTGATGTAAGGGCAATATCTTTTTATTATGGAAGTCGTACAGTAATTTCTTTTGATCAGCTTGAATTATTGAATGGATTTACCGATACTGCCAAACCAAAAGATATTACAAATGTTACTCAAAATGTGATGGCACAACATCATAATATGTTAAAAGATGCAATTGTAAATGTCCAAAACATGACTGGAAAAAAAGGTGATATTGCAAATCAACCATTGGTTGGAACAATGGAAGAAAGAATAAATTATTTGCGTAAAATTGCATTAATTCCAAAAGGATGGTTTGCTTCAAATAAAAAAATTGGCCTTATTCCTCTTACTGTTGAATTTATTGATCTTAGTTTTAGATTGGGAACAGATGGAACTACTGGAACAATCAGTTATATTTGGGATTTTGGTGATAATACTGGCCCATCAATCGTAACAATTAGCACAACCGAAGGTCCGGTAACTCAAGACAATGTTATAGTCGAAGATCTTGATGGCGGAACAATAACTAAGATTTATACGAAGCCCGGAATCTATGATGTTAAGCTTACAATTACAAATGACTTTGGATATGACGAAGTTGTTTTTCCCCAATATATAAATGCAAGAGTTCAAGCACCAGAAGAGGCAATTGTAAATTTTAATGTAAGGGCTGGTCAATTTTTAATTCAAAATGCATTTCCAACAAATGGCCCATACACTACAACTCCAATCATAAGAACATCTATAAATACATTTGTAGATATGGAAATACCATCTGGAGTAAACCCAAATACAGGAAGATCTTATGCTGGAGAAGAACTTTCTGGTGGAAGTCCAATTGATCCAATTAGTAATTACACATGGTATTTATCTGATGATTTAATCCACTCAAATTCCACAAATGCAAGGGCTGCATATAGTATTGGTGGATTGTACGATCTTATTCTTAGAGTCGATACTTCATATGGATCATATCGAATCACAAGCTATGAAAATGCTGTC